TTATTGCACTATTAGTACCTATAGTTGCACCATCAATACTACCACCATCTATGTTTGCAGTATCAGCAACTAAAGCATCAGTAGTAACTGTGCCATCAAAAAATGCATCTTTAAATTCTAATGAGCTTGTACCTAAATCTATATCATTATCTGTAGAAGGTACTATTGAACCATTGTTAAATGTAAACTGTGCATCACCACCTGCTGTTATTGTAATAACATCAGAGCCACTAAATGTAATTGATGTGTTAGTATCTCCATCACCTGCAATGCTATCTAATTGTACAGCACCTACATTTGATAGAGCCGCATCACCAAAGTCTACTGCACCTGCTACTGTTAACGTACCAGATACATCTACATTACCATTTATGTCTACAGTTGTAGCCGCTATTTGTATTTCTGTGTCAGCAACTAAATCTAATTGTCCATCAGCAGATGAATTAATATATATTGCTGTATCTCTAAATTGTAATTTTTCTGTACTAGCTACAAGAAGGTCATCGGAAAACTCAAAGTAATCTTCATCTTCCATCCATTTCATAACACCATCATTTGATTCTCCATCAAATGTAATTGCTATATCTGTTCCTGCAGTGCCTGCACCAAATGTTAATGTGTTACCAAGTAGTTTAGTAATTGGGCCACCTTCAGCACTTGTACCATCATGAGTGTGTCCTGTACTAGAAGCCGCAAAGGCTAATAACTGGTCAAATTCATCATTAAAATGTGATGCCTCAATGACTGCACCATCAGTAATAGTACTTTGTCTTGTATAGGTCGCTCCCATTATCTTCTTCCTCCGTTAATATATTCTAATTCAAATCCCCGTAAGGATAAAGCTTGTTTTGTACTCTCATCTTCTAATTTAAATGCCACAACAAATCCAGACCCTTCCACAGATACTCGCTCCAATGGAAATCCAGATGAGCCATAAGCAGAAGTTCCGTAAAGACCGCTACCATAAAATGCCGCAACTTGTGCAGAAGAAAATGAGTAAGAGGAAGGTTGAGGAGTATCTGTGTCATCGTAATTATATCTTAATGTAAATGTTTGGTTAGTTGTATCCATTTGTTCATTAACTTTATAGTTAACTAAAGCTCGTTGCATATTTTTTCTTATACCGGGGTCACCAAGTGACATATCTGGTGAGCGGTAAAAACCTGTAATAGTAAATGTAGACCCTGCTCTTGTAAAAGAACCTCCCGATTCTTGTTTGTACACATATCCGTCATATCCACCATGTATTATTGTTTCTGTACTATTTATAAAAAAAGAATCTGTAGAAGAAGGTTTTAATCCTCTTATATCTGCATATTCAAATCCTAATGTTCCTGTTTCTGGATTTGCTTTTAATACTGCAATTATTCCTTTTGCTGTTCCTTCTGTTTGTCCAGTTGTAGGATAAAACAATCTATATTGAGATTTACCTCTAATAACTGTAGATGTAATATTATCAGTACCAATATCTGCAATTCTATCTTGTATTTGTTTAGATACTGTACCTAATTCTACGTCACCAATTCTTTCTGTACCGGCAATAGTTCTAAGTCCATCTGGTGCTAAATAAATCAAATCGCCACCAAGCTCCTGTATACTTTTACCATCTACACAACCAATTCTACGAGTAACTGGAGTAACAGCAAAATCAGAACTTGATGAGCCTGTTATCTTAAATATTCTATCTTCACCAAATATAAATAATTCTTCACGAAAAACTTTAAGTCCAACAATCGTTGTATCTACTTTTATTGTTCCTGCCCCTGTATCAAAATCATCTTCTGTAAATGGGCCAGAAAATATAACACTAGATATGGCATTTGACATACCTGCGTAGAACATATGATTTTTAAATGATGCTACAAATTTAGGGTTTGTTGGAGCAGTTCCACCACCTGTTGCATTTATTATATCAACGTTATACGATGTGTCAATAGAAAAAGCACTATCTGAGCCAGTTGCTATCATTATTTTTTCTGTTCCGTTATAATTATAACGTTCAAAATCATATCTAAATGATGTACCTTTTCCTGTAGCTATTGAAGTCCATGAGCCAGTTGTACCTGCTCGAGAAATAGTACCTCCTCTAGCCGCTAATACTACATCATTAAATATAGCTACCATATCTACAATTTCATTTGATGCAGATACTTGAGGTACAATATTTGAATTGTATGCTGTTGTGCCTAGTATTTTTTTATAGCCACCTGCAATATCTGGTTCAAAGTTTTGTAGTTGTAAAGCTTCTCCCGGTCTCATTGAGAAAATATCTTTATTTAAAACTAATCCTCCAAAACAACTGACAACTGTAGGTGTTAACTGTGACGTATTTGGCACTACATTATTCCTCTACCATAATGACGAAGATTAACTCTTTCATCACGCATGTATTCTTGTTTTGCTACTAAATCTTTTTGTAATCTTTTTAACCCATCTTGATATTCTTTGTTTGCAATCATTGCATGTTCTGGGTCAGAACGTAAATTATATGCATAGTATCTAGCTTTTGTAACAATTAAATCTGCGTATCTATCATCTAAATCTGGAGTATCTCCATGAGCAGATAATTCTGTATGCTCTTTCCAATATTCAATAACTATAGAATAATCATTTCTATCTGGTACTGGACTTAAACCTAATTTACCACTTTGTGTTTTGTAAATATATTTAGGTTCTGCTTGAGAAGTACTTAAATTAGCTTTGTCTTTTTCTGCATATTGTCTAATGTAATCATCATAAGAAATATAACGTAATCTTTTTGGACTAACATTTCTAGATATTCTAATATAATCTACATCTAAGTTAGTTGCAGTAGATGTATTATTTACTGTAATATAACTTGTTTGAGCTGTTGCTGTAAAAGTTGTATCTAATACTGCACCTTCACCAAAATTTTCTACAGTTAATGTTGTATTTAAATTTTGTGTACCTTCTGCCGCAGTACCTACTTGTACTTTTAATGCTTGTCCTACACTATTAGAATCATATACTTTTACTTGTATTCTATATTCTGTATTTTTACTAGTTGTAATAGCTTGATAAGCGGCATAATCATTTAATCTTAATCTACCATTACCCCCACTATTATAAGCGGCACTCCCTGCACCTGCTATAGTTGTCCAACTATTTATATTAGAAGTAAACTCACCATTAGTAACTAATTCTTTTGGTTTTAAATAAACTGTATCCCAATCTATTTTACGCCATTCTAAATCTCCTGTTTGTGGAAAATCTGTTGTAGGTAAATTGTACTCTCTTTGACCTGCATTAGTATTATAAAATGTTTCTTTGTGAAGACTTGGTAACTCTTCTAATTCATTGTATATATCATGTAATGAACGATTAACAAAATTTTTAATAGATGTTTGAATACCTCTGCTATTATTAAAATTTGCAGATGTTAATTCTACTTCATTTAAATCATTAAGTACTCTATTAGCTATTGTTAAGTATGTTGCCATTATATTCCTAATTCTATTGTATTAAATCCTTTTATTGGATAAGACTGTGCCTCAAAACAAAATGAATCAAAATGAATTTCATTATCACCTTGACTTTGTGCATAAGATTTAAAATCTTCAATCATAATTTTATTATATTCTGTACATGTTTCCATGTCTGGATAAATATATCCTTGGTATCTAACTGATGGCCAATTAGGCATGGATGTTATTATTATAGCCATGACTATCTTAACCATTATTTTTGTCTTTTTTATCTTCTAATAAATTTAATATTTTATCTAATTTAATTTCTAAATTTTCTACTCTTTCTTCCATTTCATGTTTGATATTATGATTAGGATACATGTGAGTAATCTTTTGTCCAGTAACACCTTTTTGTGCTTTTCTTAAATCAATAGTTGCCATATAAACCTTTTAGATACTTATTTAAATAAGGGGGCCGAAGCCCCCAAATTATATTAATTAGCCATCATGTTGAGTTGCAGAGTTTCTATCTGTTTCGTCAACACCGCTTACATCACATAGTAAAGCAAAAACACGGATTTTACCCGCACTTGATGCCGCACTTAATACTAATACATCTAGTGTATCAGCACTTGCAATTACTGGTCTTGCTGTATTTGTTAATACAGAGTATCCAGTAGCGTTTGTATCCCCATCAACAAAAGTATCAACATCTCCACCAGTGATACCTAAATCCAAAGTTACAGAACTTGATAGTGCAGTTAGCACTTCAATTCCTGCATGTAGGACTAAAGTTTCAGCCGGTATATCTAATACTTGTAGTACGTCATTTTGTGCCGCACCTGCATCAGAATTAATTGCTGAGATGTCAATTACATTTTCTACAAGATAAGGAGTTCTTATACCCGGACTAAATCTACCCGGTCTAGCACCTGCGGTACTAGGGCCTGTTACGTCATATGTAGCCATGTTATATTCTCCTAATCAATTAAAAGATGTCTAGCTTGAAGTGCTTCCGAACGAAGTACTTTTCTGCCAAAAACGTGAAGACCTCTAACAATATCAGAGAATGAATCTGGGTCTCTAATTACTTCTGTTTTTGCAATAGCATTAGCAGTAGCAGTTGAAGACATGTGTCCAAATAACACTTTATAATAGTTAGAAGTTGAAGAAGCGGCAAAGTTATTAGTCATGTATAGTTTAAAACCATTTACAAGACCATTAATAACTGAACCATTTCTTAAAGGTGATGTACCATCACCAGTAACAGAAGCATCCATTAATTTAGATGATGCATTTCCAAGTTGTTCATAGAACTCTGGAGATGCTAAAAACCATCTATTATCAGTTGGGATGTCTGCTCCATGTAAATTTTTTGCCGCAGTAGCAAGGATATCCATTGGGTCAACTTCCGAAGAGCCAAATCCAACATCCGAACCAGAGCCATCACTACCAGTAGTAGTTCCTGCACCGGAAAACATTGCCGCAATTACATTTGCATCGTATGAATCTTTTAGAGCGTATGCTCCAGAAGAAGTAGCCAAAGCCTCCCAGTTCACATGAGCTTGTCTTTCTTCGATATCGTCAACTTTAAAAGCAAACGCATTAGCTTGGTCTACAACCATTTGAATTTGGTCATCTGCCAAATTCTGAGGAGCTATTTGAGCACCTCTGGTATAAGAACTAACTGTAATGGTAGGCTCTTTAATAATGTTAACTGTATCTCCGTAAGCTTCAATCTCACCTGCATAATCAGTATTAGTAATATCTTCTACTACTGATGCAGTTCTAAAGAACTTCTGGACTTTTTGGCTGTATATAGCAGGTAACCAATTACCCGATGGTAAGTTGTTATACCCGTTTGCTGTTCCTATAGCCATAATTTTGTCCTCCTATAGACATAAAGATTAAGCATTAACAATTCTTCCCTCAACTCTAGCTAAGTCAATGTCCTTTTCATGTTTTGCAAACTCAGCCGGTTTCATTTTAGCTATATCGCTAACTTTCCACGTTTTTTTGTTTGCAGTATTAATGTCACGTTTGCTAGTTGAAGTTACTGATTTAGATGCTTCTAATGAGTTATCAGCTTTTTTCTTTTTATACCCAGTATCAACTTTATACAAGTCAATAGCTCGAGCCGCTAATTTTGCATTAGATGTATTTTCATACAACCAACCTTGAATAGTAGAATCTTGTTCACTAACCCATTGATGAAATTTTTCATCTCCTCTTATATCATTATAATCGGGATGAAATTTTGCTAGCTCCACTTCGGCCTTATCTCTTTGGACAACCGCTTGTTGGCTTTCCAGTTCTTTGAGCTCAGTTTGGATTTTTTTAGCTTTTTCATCTGCCTTATTATGTGCTATAGTTTCTATAACATCATAGACATCTGGATATTTAGTTCTCCAAGCTTCTATTTCTTCTTTAGTTTTTGGTAGTACCTGTTCAGTACTTTCTTCTAACTGACGTTTAAGTTTTGAGACATCTTCTTTATGCTTGTTGACAGTCGAATCGTAATGTCGTTTAAGGTCGTCGTAACGTTTCTTAAACACTTTCTCTTCAGCATTAACAGGGCGTTCTTCATCTGGAGTGGCTTCTTCTTCTGAAGAAGTGTCCTCTGAAACGGTAGCTGTGTCGTCTGTTGCCTTACGTTTGTAAGGGCTAGGCTCGAGAAGGGCCTGTGTTTGAGTGTCTTCTACTTGAGTCTCCTCTTGTTTAATTTCCTCGTTTTTATTTTCTTCCATTTTATTCTCCTTTTTTTGGGGCTGTTGGAAAACAGGTGGCCTAGAGTCGCATCGGGGCTATGACTAAGCTGTCATAGGTGGCCTATCCATTGTTGGTGCTCCTAATCCTTCTGGTGAAGGAGGAGCTTCTGCCATTGCCGGTTGTGGCATTGGCTCTGTAGCAGGAGCTTGAGCATTTGCTGTCATATCCTGTACAAACTGTTTCATAGATTCTTCTGGTGTTCCACCTTGATATCTATTCATAATTACTGAAATTGGTATTACTACAACGGGTTCTTGAGGGCCTCTTTCTGCTACTGGGCCTATATCTACACCTTTTGCTGAAAGAGCTTTTTTAACATCTTCTGTAAGATGCATATCAAGCACAGCATCATCTACTGCACCCATTTGTGGTTGTGCACCCATAGGTGCTTCTCCCATAGGAGGTTGGCCTCCCATTGGAGCGTTTGGATTATTCATCATTCCTTCTGCCATATTATTCTCCTATTTAAAATCTTCCATATCGTTTAAATGATTCTGCCGCACTACTAGGTGCTTTAGTTGAGGAAGTTCCGCCTCTTCCTGCAGTACTTCCAGTATATCCGCCTCTTCTTTTATTTTCATAAGTTTTAGTATTAGTATTAGTTTTTGATGGGGTAAATGAAAATCCTTGACCACTACTACCAGACCTGTTATCAGTAGTAGTTTTTGTGTAAGTATCTCCACTATCATCTGTATAGCTTTCACCTTGTTTTAAATTACTTAAATTATCAAACTCTTGTTGTTGGCTATCTTTTTTAGCTTGAGCTTCTTCAGCATCTCTAATATTTTGTTGCATTTCTCTTTCTGCTTTTGCTTTTGCTATATCAGCTTCAAATTTAGCTTTTCTAGCTTTTTCTTTTTCAATATCATTTATACCAGACTCTTTTAAATAATTATCTTCAGTGTAATTACTAATAGCATTATTTGCAACAGTGCTAAATGCCGCTAACTTTTGAGACATATAATCATCAAACTGTTGTACATCTTGTTTAAAACCAAATATACTATCTCCAAATCCCGGAACTATAACGTCTGGAGTATCTAATCCATAATAATCGGCTTCAAATTTTGCTATTGTAGGTATAACAATTTCAGTGCTCGTAGTATTTATATTATTTTGATTGGCTATACCTTTTTCTGTTAAGTAGCTAATAATTTTATTTAAACTTGCATCTGACTCTACTTGTGGCTGTCCTATTCTACCTAGTAAAGCATCCATTATGCCGCCTTTTCTTTTAACTCTAGTAAGGTCAACAACTAATTCACCTTTATCATTTTTTCTAATAAAACCACGTTGTTTATAATTTTCAATTAAATCTCCCGGAGACATTGCATCATATTCAGCATCACTAGCAATAAAATTATTATCGGTAGTAGTTCTATTTGTTCCCGCTATTCTTACTGCAGGTGCATCATTTCCCCCACCTTGATTTTGTTGTTCAGAAAAAGGATTTTGATAATTAGGGTCAATAACACATTGTTTTAGTGTACTATCATAAATATATCCTTCTGGGCATGGGTCATCATCCGGTTCATCTGGTGTAGTATCTTCTGGAGGTACATAATCAAATTTAGGGTCTTGACTACTAAATGCTTCTGTATCTATAAAATCATTTGGTGTATTATCAAATGACCAAGTACCAGTAGCGGCATCATAATTTAATCCTATAGTATTTCCTTTGTAGTACATATTTTATTTCTGTTTAAGTTGTTCCCTCAGTTTCAGTAGCTCCTGTAGAGAAGCCACTCTCCCCTGCTTGCGGAACACCTCCTGTTCCGATGTTTCCACCACCAACGCCTGTAGGGTCGTTTGGATTCGCTCCTGTAGGAGTTCCTCCATCATTGGCCAGTGAGGACTGTTGATTATTGCCTTCAGTTTTTGTATTTCCAGTTGCCATTCCCATTATTTTTGCAAAGATAGCCGC